TTGTGAGCATCAACCGATTTGTTGTGGAACATAAAAAACTCCAAAAAGAAAAAAGCACCCCCGAAGGGGTGCAAGGGTCAGACAGACTGCAAAACATCCTTGGCACGAACCAAGACCTGGGGAGTAGAAATAGAAAATTCGCCGGTATTATCATTAAACTCACCGAGCAAATACAGATCGAAGTCATCAGGGTGCTTGTTCAGCTGATTATCAGCTGCAGCACGGTTGACTTCATCAGTAAAATCGCGAATGGCAACATTGCGATGAGGAACAAAAAAAGGACGGTTAAAGACTTCAGCTGCGCGATCTTTAACACAAACAACGAATAAATGCATGATATGACCTTAAAAATTATAGATTACGTTTAGATAAATTAGAACGAGAAGAAAAAACAAGAGAACGAGAAACCTTGCGAACAGGAAGATTCTCAAACGCTATACGCTCAACTTCCATTTCGGCTCGCGCCGAAGAACGAAACTGCATGTCCAGAGCTAGATCGGACCCAACCTCCTTTAACAAAGTTTTGTAATAACGGGGAACAGGAGCTTTACTACCTTGTAAGGTAATGACAGAAGCATGCGGAAAAATATCCGACATGAAAAAATCCCGAAACCAAGAACGGCCAATGCCTTTAGACATAAGCATAAACTCGGGATTAGGCAACACTACTTCACCAGTCACATCATCAATGTGAAGAGGTTCAGGTTGTTGCAAGCCCTTAATCTTTTTCAAGATATATCGGGCAATGTATGCAGCAGACTCAAAATTAAGTGTACCAATCAAATGATTTCCATAAGGCCAAGCCTTTAAAACGGAATCAGAAGTGAAGGTACGGTCACCACCAACAGCACGGCCAAAAGGGCGACGATCAGCAGAAAAATCATCTCCAAACAGCGCAATATGAAAATGCGGACGTTTGGTTTTATCGCCGTACTCTCCAGAAGCCACATAACGAAACTTGAAACCCGCCTTACGCAGGCGCTTAAAAAAGCGCTGCAGGTCCTCTTTAAAAAGTTGACCATGCTCGGGAAGCCAATCATCGTTATACGTGAGGTTCAGCATACAAGACACCTTGTGCATCTGTTGCTCGTGAGTGATTCGAATGGCCCACTCTCGCGAATAAGCCAGGCGACACTCTATGCACTGTCCGCACTTGATGGGGCCATGTTGAGGGTGTGACCAAAGTGTAGAGCACACTTAGACCCTATAGACGAATGCCGCCGCGCATTGGACCAGCAGTGATGTTAATCAGCTTAGTGGTCTTAATGTTGCGCTTAAAGCTAGACGCACTCTGGTGCTTGTTAGCGTTGTGACGATGAAGAGGTTTCATGATGGACTCCAGTTGAACAGAAAACAAAAAAGGTGTCAATAGGCACAGTTACATCAAGTAGCGAACTGTGCCAAAAGCAGCTTTAAGCTGCTGGGGGAACGACAACGGGAGGACTCTCCTTGACTTGCGGAATAGCAAGACCAAGGCGAACCGCCTCGTCGACGTTGTCAGGATTAGCAAAAAATTCCAAAAATTCTTGAGGAGAATTATGGAAACGAGCACGGACCTTAGCGTCCATGCTCATAAAATTTTCATCAGCTTGACGAACTACGTTCATAGCAGATTGAAAATCAAACACACCCTCATAGTCAACATATTGAGGCATAGAAACGGGATCTGGAAGATGACCCGTCTTCATAAAACGATCAACGATAACGTTGATATCAGATTCCTCTTTAAACTGCTGTTGAGTTAAAGACGAATCCAAACACTTAAGCCCGGTCTCATTGGACCTAACATCGTGGTTATCATAAGCAGAAATAAACTTCATAAAATCCTTAACGTTTTAACATACGAATAATAGAAATAAGAGAATCAATCAAAGGCTTAAACTGACCAAACTCTTTACCAAAGTTATCAGCTTGCATAATAGCAGCCTTGTCCAAAGACAGCAAATCACCTTCGAGCATAGCTTTAACAGCGAGCCAAGAGACTTGGCCGCGGCGCTGCTCCTCAGTTAATGTTTGCTTACCAATAAGAAGCTCAGAAGCTTTAAGCTGCTTAGCAAGAGCAATAAGCCGATCACCTTCAAGAGGAATATTTTTAATTTCCTCAGTAATCTGCTTTGCACGAACTTCAAGCACATTCAAATTAGCACGTTTCTCATCGGCAGTAACACCAGCAAGAAAAGTCTGAGCCTCGACAAGAAAACGCTGAGCACGAGAAACAACGGTATCAGCACCGATTTTTTCGGTCTCAGCTGCAACTTTAGGAACTTGCTTTGTAGTAAGAGAAGAACGGGCAGAAGACTCAGCAGAAGATAAACCAGCAGAAACAGCATTCTGCATAGGCATAACAGTACCAGAAGGAGTAGAAGCACCACCACCTTTAACGTATGCAAGCATAGGATTAAGGCCAGAAGCCTCTAAATCCTTGACTTGACGTTGATAAGCAGTGTTGCTCATACGCTCCTGAAAAGCCGTATTTTCAGCAGCAAGCTGTCGATTCTGAGCATTGGTTTCTTGTTGACCAAGAAAACCAGCAATCCCAGAAGCGGCAGAAGCGATAGGGGCAGTAAGCCAATCGAGCATAATAAACCTTTCGGCTCATGCGGTGTAAACCGCACGAGCTTAAAAATGATCGATAAGACCAGGTACAGAGTACATAGGCAAAGGACGAGCAGCATTAATATTGAAAAAAGCATCAAGAAGAAGCTGCTGTCCATTAGCACCAGAACCAACAGCCAAATTGCGAGCAAGAGGCGGAGAATCCTGTATAAAAGTAGAATTAAGAGTAGGCAAAGAAGTGAACTTTTGCGCATAATGCCACGGGTCAATAGTACCCGCAGCCGTAGAACGGAAAAGACCAGTAATCTCAGAAGGGTTGTAACGGTATTCCGCCCAACGCTCCTGATATCCAAAAACGTCTGTATCAGACGAACCACCAGTAACGTAAATTTCCTTGTTCAGAACAGCTTGTTCACCAAGCATAGCAAACACAGGAAAATAATAATCGTAACGAGTAGAACGCGACCAATGACGACGTAAACCTTGCTGATAAGTAAGATCAGCGCGAACAGAAACAACACCAATCACATAACCATGTTCAACGAATGATTGTGTAAAACCATGACCCTTGGCCATGTAAGTACCCATAGCAGCCAAATTACCTTGAGGTGTAGTCTGGCCAGAAATGCCAGTACCAGTAGTCTGAGCAATGGGAGAAATATTGATCGGGGTAGAACCACCGCCCAAATATTCAGGACGCTGCAAACGAGCGTCAGGGGAAGTAACCCCAAAATGAGAACGAAGAATCTCGGTATAACGAGTACCACCACGAGCATCACGTTCTAACAACTTCTGAATCTGGAAAGATTGACGAAGTTGATTAATAGTAGCAGCAGTAGCTTGACTAAGATCAGCTATCAAACCGGCTTTGTAATACAAATCGTTTTGAGTAGCGCCGGCATCACCATACATCAAGAGTTTACTACCACTCTGAAACTCACCTTTCATATTATAAGCTGGACCAGTAGAAGCACCAAGCTGTAAATTGCCATTAGCAAGAATAGGAGCAGAAGTACCTAAAGGCAAACTTACCGGAGTACCGCCCTTCTGCGGCCAGGGCAACGAGCCAGTGAAATAATCATGACGCTTGCCACGTCGAAGGATTGCGTAGTTAGTAGAGGCGTTGGCGTCAGGGCCATCGCCTTTGTCAACCACTCGGGAATTCTGAAGATTTTCATCACGAAACCATTGGTTGTAAATTAAATTATAGGCGCGGGTAGGTAACGCCGAATGTGAAACCGTATTACTGTTACCGACTTGACCAATCGTCGGAAGACCAAGATAGTCTTGTAAGGACCCGATAGCATATCCACCAACTGGGGAAACCTGTTGCGGGATAGTGTAAGAAATAGAATCGGCAGGATTATCCTGCTCCCCCATAAATTTAACCCAATTTGTCCAAACCAAACGATTAGGAACAAAGAAAAAGAACGAGTCCAAATGGAGATTATCCATAACTGGAAAGATGGGGGTAGCAAGACGGCCGAACATGGTGACATTAACATTAAAAGTATCTCCTGGAAGAACTTCCTCACACATGATAGGAACAATTAGACCACTGTCAAAAGTAGTCTTAAGAGTTTTCTGCATAGCGAATCGAGAACGGGGGATGTCAGCACGGGGAACCATTGCAAAGTTGTGAGCATCAACCGATTTGTTGTGGAACATAAAAAACTCCAAAAAGAAAAAAGCACCCCCGAAGGGGTGCAAGGGTCAGACAGACTGCAAAACATCCTTGGCACGAACCAAGACCTGGG